ATCTGTTGGAGGCATAAACCAAGAACGCAACACGGCTTCGGTTGGTAAATCCCAACCTTCTTTATCTGGGTGCTCTTTTGGTAAAGCTTCGATTCCTTTTATTAAATCTAGTAACTGGTAGTAATTCATGTAGCGTTGATCGATTGCGAAGTCGGCTCTACGGATATCACCAACCGGGCAATGTGGGTCTACTAGAACTTTATCAAGAGGTTTGCTTTCGATAAAAGGTCTAGGAACATAACGCTTCTTTATTGTGATTTGAGGAGGTTCATCTGTGGGTAATTCTTGTGTAGTTTCATTCCCAACAGGACCACCTGAAATCTTAGCCATTGTAGCTTTTCTTTCTTTCGTGATAACTTCTTTATACTTGATTCCCCATTTCCAAATACCGGTACCAAATAAGGCCATCTGTTCTAGACCGATGCGAGTTTCCATTTTGAAATCACATTCGTCTAGGAGTGATGAAAACAACACCGTCTTCGCGTCTGTAATATTCTGAGACACACCGGGACGGGGACGTAACACCATTGGAGGGTCTTGGTAGAAAAGACCTTTATATAGTTGTGGAACAATAGAGTTTACAACCTTTGCAACTGTAAATCTCTGTACATTAGGTTCAAGGATATAAGTATTTTCATAAACAGACATTGGTCTAGGTGATTGATACAGAAGGTCTGCATCTCTCCATAATAGAGCATACTGTTTATCTTGGATGAAGCTTTCGGCTTTACTTGCGGAACCCACAACTAACGTTACTTCAGCGGAAGTGTTAGTTAAAACACCACCAGCCTTATAGTCTTTCGGGGTTAACGTTGCCTGTGTATTCTTACCTTGTTCAGAAATTAAAGCCATTAGGTTCCTCTCAATTACTTATCTTGTATGGATTTTAAATGTATGCGATACAGCAATTTGGCGTATCTATCTAAAATATAAGAGCTAAAGACTTTCCCACTACGAGTTTCACCGGGGAAATCTCTCTCATACTTTGATATAATTGCTTCGCGTATAATTTGTAGGGTTTTTGTTGCCATAACATACACCCCTCTTATCCAAATGCTTCTTGGATTGGATCATAGTAAGCTTGCTGGACTTCTGCACTTGCTAAAGCCTTGTCAACCTGATATTGTGTTGTTGGGTTTTCTTCTATTATACCTGCTTCATTAAGACGTGAGTACTTTCCTAAACAGTAAACCATATCATGCATAGCTTTTGATTTCATATTTACTGCGTAATCTTGATGGACTGAATTAATTCTGCTATCGAAGTCGGCATAACTAGCATATTGCTCGACAAGAAGTGATATAGCAGACACAATATCATCATGCTTATCATCACTAGTCCCTGTAAATTTGGACATTTCTTCGTATATTTCTTCAAGTCCTTCGCAGGAGTTAAGGAAGTATAAGCGTTCGTCTCCAAGAAGTCTTAGAACAGGTTTAGCTTTTAATTGTTTAGAGCGTAATTTGCTACCATGTCCTAAAGACACGTACTCAATAGGAATGGATATCTGTAAACGGTCCATTTCCCGTCTTAGTTCCTTACTAAACCACTTTACGCCAACTGATTCTTCAATGGAAATTCTCTTTGGCTTCCATTTATAAGCTGTACTGGCGATTACTTTTGGTAGTTCATCTTCGTTATAACGACCACGAACCATATTAATAATGTAAAAACGTCCACCGAAAATCAAACCAGTCATAATAACTGTGTAGTCTGCCCAACTTTTTACGCTGTAGGCAGTATCTACGGCCATTACAACTACACCGTTTCCTGCTGGTGGAAGTTGATTATGTGGAATCGTGCGACGAGTAAGCAGTTCTCTAGGGAACTTGATCTTATTCATCTTACGAGGATCGTTTAGATATTTAATGGCAAAAGTAGTGCCGGTTTTATCGGTCTTCTTTTCAGTATAGAGAAACTTGTACGTCAATCTCTCAGGGAACCATAAGTCCCAATCAGATTCCGTCATTTCCTCTTCAATCTTACCTTGCTTAACGGCGTCTTCTGTAGGACACCAAGCTGCTCGTAAGTAAAGTTTGCAATATACAGAACTATTAAAGCGTCCACTGTCTACTGACCCGGATATTCCTTCAATAATTCCTTGCTCTTTAGCAAATTGTTCTTCTTGAGAAATTGAAATTCCGTAGAAATCGGCTATATCGTACCATGTACCGATAACATCGAAGAACCCATAAGGGTTCATCATAGCTTTGTTAATTTCAATTTGCTTATTTACTTTCATCATTCTATCTGGTGTCTGACTGTTTTCGTTAGTCACAACGTCATCCAGTTTTAGAACATCAAAGTGGGAACCTGACAAAGCCTGTTCGATAGATGCGGCTCTTACGGTAGGCTCTTTCTTATCTGACTCAGCAGGAGTTTGATATTCAAACATAGTGCCGTCAGAAGGAGTAATACAATGCTCAGGAAATAATACCTGAAACATGCTATTCGACCATTCTCCACTTTCTTTATCCATGATCTTACGTGGAGAATAAGTCATTTTCTTCTTTACATCGAAGTTTCCTGTCTCTTCTAGTGTAAAGTGTCTTTTAATTTCTCCAACGAAGTCACCCGCAAGGTCATAGACTCCTGTTAGAATCAATACTGTGATTGCAGGAAAACAGATTACCCATTGAACACAGTCAGCCATGTCAATCGAACTATTGTGGGTTACAATAAAACTATTTCCAATCAAATAAGTGTGGTCTGAGGAATCAACCATAATGCATTGCATCGGTCTTGTTTCTACTTTTGTAATAGACACAATTTGTCTGTAGTCGGATAAAGATATATTCTTTCGTGCAACTTGTTTTACTTTTTTACGTAAAAGTCTAAATACAGGCAATGTATCATATGAAACAAACCCTAAGTTATACGCTTTTCCGCAATATTTACCATTACAATACGAATCAAATTCACAAATATTAAATGGCTTCAAACCTAAAGACGCAATTAACTCACGAACTTGTAATATTAACTCATAATTTTTATTGGAAAATGTGCAATGTCCTCTAGAATCACAAGTTCCATCCGTATCCATTAAACCTTGTAAAAGACTAACTCTTTGTTCAAAAGAACCTCTTAAATACTCCACAGGAATATGCTTATTATGTAATAACCCTAGAGTTCTAAGTCTACTAGCAAAACTTATTCCAGAGTGTTTTTTATAATCATAATGGTCCTTTCCTCCATTAAATACATAAAGATTTGGTTGATAATCAGATACTCTAATTATTTCACCTTCTTTTATAATTTCATCAACTATTTGTGAATCGTAACAAGTCAAATTTGCACAAGAAGCTGTCCCATCACCAAGCCAGCATCCTAAAACATAAGGAGAAATTATGAATTTCGAATCATTAAGTTTTAAAGCTTTAGCATGTGCTACACGATGATTATGTTCTTTGCGACACATCAACGTATCTAATATTTCTTTAGTTGATTTAACCGATGGTCTAGGAAAACTTGTTTTTCCAAATCTTCCTTTTAATCTATCTCTATCTTTACGAGAATCAGTTATCCAAAGATGATCTGCATCTGCTATGAACTTTTCTCCAGTTGAAAACTCAACTTCATAACAATCTCTATCTAGAAATACTTCACTCTTTCCAGTTACTTTGCAAGGTTTTCCATTTGACCCAAACACAACATCTCCGATTGAAACTTTTTCAATAGTAGTATAGCCCGATGGAGTTGGAATAACTGTGTTTAAATCTAAAGCTTTAAATCCGCCTCTTGGCACTAACAACATTCTTGATTTCAACTCTGAGTATTGATCTGCAAAGTCCCTAAACGTAATGAACGTTGGGTCTTTTTGTACGAAGAAGTCGTTGCAAATTTCCTCATGTGTTGATACAGTTGTTTCATTATAGCTTTCAAGGAGATGACATAGGAAGAATAGATTAGTCTGCGACATGAAGCGAAACTTTAACGCTTCTTGAATTTCATCAACAGTTAATTCAGATATCTTAGTCTTACCAAGTTCTTTGGCCCAATTTTCCAACACTTTTTCTTGTTGCTTTTCGG